AAAGTCCTCATATTTGACCGTACACGGCGTTTCTCTATATCTCTGGTATCACCCTACCATAGACACATTAAGAGCCCTCTATGGGCTTCCTATTGCATTTAGTGGAATGTTTAACTTACGAGCAGCTTCGCGCTGGATACAACTAGCCTCAATCAATGCAGCTTCAACATCTACCCACATAATGGCCTCTTTATATTTTGCAGGGAATTAACAGCTACTAGACTTCAGAATGAAGTCCACTCTCGTAATGATTACGAATAAGCGTAATGACTTTCCTTCAGCTTACGAGCAGAGGAATAGTTACGTTTGTTACGAGGCTTGGAGTTATCATCCTTCTTGCGAGTATAGGCCCGCATCTGCCCATCATCACACCAACCACCCCACTTACCACCATAAGCAGAGGCTTGAGGATTCATCTTCTGAGTGCGGAAAGAGCCGTGCATTTTATTCCTCATTATCGTTATTGAATTCCCAATGGATTCCTTTGATGAAGTGTTCATCTATTTCAAATGTCCAAGGGCCAAACATCATACCAAAAGATGGTTGATAGTTCCCATCAAGCCACATAATGAAATACCATCCGAATTTCCACCTACCTCTATAACGATAGAGACCTATTCTCCATCCGGGATATAGTCGTTTATGAATAACACGATGGTTCAACTCAATTCCCCTATCCACCAAAGCAAATTCATCATGTCGAGCGTGACTTCGAGATTATAAATCTCCCATGCTGCAATGTGAGCGTCATGCATTTGCATATAACCTTTCATCATCTAGCAAATCGTCTAAAGACTGAACAAAAGGCCATTCTTCTTGTACTCTTGCCCAATTCCAAATTTCTTCTCTGGCAGTTGGAATATGTTCAACACCATGAAAGATTATTTTCTTTGGAACATACCCAATTTGCATGTATTCTACTATCACCATTGGCATTACTTTAAGCTGCATTCTTAATCCCTTCACTTCTACGCATAGATGCCCCTTTCAACACAGCATCTTCCAAATCATTCGTGTAATAGGCAACATCATCTTTCCATTCATTTAGTGACACACGCCATTTATCATTACGACGCTCAAGCCTTACACGATTGATAGAACAACGCTGATATGCTTCATGTTTCGTAAGCATTTCACACTCCAATACTTGCAGTTCACCGTTTACAATCCCCCATTCTTCTTCCCATACCATGAAAAGAGGGAGTTGTTTCTTAGACATGAAGCCCCATCTGGTTATCTTCATTTCTTTCTCCATGATTACGTCAAGAGACTAGTCCCTATTATTGGCTCAATATCCTAAAACGGATTGATTCTTTGGCCCTATTTGGGACTAGTCACTAGACATAACCAGTTTACATTTTTGTAGGAAATACCTATAGCCCCGACCCTGTTATGGGCCGGAGCTATCATGCTTAGTGATGTATTAGTTAGTTATGCGACGGCCAGCACCTTAGCAGTGCCTTCAATGGTTACGACATTCTCATTAGCCACAGTTTCAGCCGCATCTTCAACATGACGCAACACTGCAATGCGCTTTGCATCTTCAAGGGCAGACAAGAAGTCAACAGGCAAGGCAATGCCCTCTTTGTCAGCCTTCTTAGTGATAGTGTCATGCGCCTTGACTACCATATCAAGAAGCGCATTCAAGTCCCAAACCTTAGGAGTTGACACATCCTTGTTATAGAACGGATCAAGCTCAAGAAGAACATCGAAGTCATACACATTTCGACGTTCGGATTCAGTTTCTTTAACAACGTAAAAACCGATAGTTTCATTGGCCTTATTCTTCTTGTTAGTGAACATAAGCCAATGCTTAATGTCCCCATTAACTGTATAAGAAAAGTTGGCGACAATCCAAGCCTTGAGAGCGGTTTGATCGTTTACTTTCAAAGCCTGAAAGAAACGATTGAGGTTATAGCACTCACCGAATTGAGCAGCATGATAGACAGTCATAACCGCAGTCTGATGCTTGCGAAGATCAACGCGCGTTAGCATCGCAATGGTTTCAGTGGTGAAACGCTTGAGAAGCTTGGCGTTAATTGCAGTGTCGAGAATGTTCATTTTCATTTCCCTTATTGCTGATTTACATGGAGACATACGCTGTCGCCATGTGACAATGGTCAAAGCTAGTGCTGTTGCTTGCTAGACAACGTAAGAGAGCCCACTAGCAACAGACATAAGCCCATTGCTAGCAGACACAATAGTTGCACCTGCCTTGCTTTGTTTCTATGGGCAGGTTTCCCCTATCCCACGTCTCTACCTCACACTTACAACCAAAGGGAGTCCGCAGCTTGTGTCCGTTGGACAAGAGATAGGCAACCCAAGTTAGCCTAGCTAACCCTACCTATCCCCGCTTTGGGCCTTACCGCGATAGTCAGCGGGTTAGGTTGTAAAGAGGGAACCACTGTCATATGACGACAGATGTTTAGTCATGTCAGCGATAACCGCCCGTGTTCCTAGCAAGCCTAGTAGTATCCTAGGCCACCTATTTCACCGGGGACCTACACTTAGCTTGCGGCTAAGGCTTCCCGCCCCGACTAGGTACGCTTGTCATCGCTGACAATGCCCATAAGCTCCCACATTGTGGCACAATTAAGGCGATATTCCCGACCTCATATTATTTTAATGTGACAATGCCAGTCAACATTGATTGCCCGATTGCAGAGGGGAACGCGCAATGCGCGCACGTGCTCTATACTACGCGAGAGAATAGGACAACGATGCTGACATATAAATCGAATAGGAAGCCCAAGGAAGGCAATCGCCCCTCGTTTGGGGTCACCATAGCCTAGACCACGCTAGGCCCTTCAGCGGTCAAATATGGGGCAATGGCAATGCATGTACGAATAGAGAACGAGTCGAGAACATACCAGAACGATAGGGGTGAAAGAGAATGGATTAACAAGCGGCTAGAATGATATTGCCGAAGGCGTTGACCATACCAAGCAATATCAATGACTTAGCTAGATGAACAAGAGGCTAACCCATTGATATATATGTATTCTCATCGGGCTAGAGGAATGGACGACTAGAGTGGTAGTGATTTCACCCACATCTCCCGCAATAGTCTACTGAACGAGTCAAGTATTGATCTAGGGGGTATCCGGGGGTTAGGGGTGTGCGATTTATGTGCATTACCCCTCCTCTCATTCTCCACAAAATTACTGATTCCCGAAAATATTTTTACAGAATATTACAAGAAACGTAAATTAATAGTAACAAAACACTATTTTTGGAAGTAGTAGTGTATACTACATACATTACCACTACGCTACAAGAGAAGAATATAATATAATATATACACTCTATGAACGAAGTGAATGAGTGTCCCCTATTTAGAAATATAAGAGAGAAATAATGAAAACTAAAGGTAGACCTAAAAGTAAAAATATAATTGATAAGAGGAATTACTTTGGTAGTATGTCAGACAATGGAATGAAATGGCTACATAAGGTAAAGGCTTTTAAAATGGAAAGCTTCAAAGCTGCTAGAGAATATTCTGGAGTTAAGAGCTATAACAAGTTTAAGAAATAGGAATAGATAATGGCAGTTGAGGCAAACTTAAATACAATCAGTACGGGATACAACCGTTCAACCATTAATGAGAATTTTGAATTAATTGCTACGGCTCTTGAAGACGCCCTTTCTCGTTCAGGAACTTCTCCAAATGAGATGGTAACTGATTTAGACTTAAACAGCAATGATCTATTGAATGTTGGTGTCACCAATACTGATAGACTTATCGTTGGTGGGACTGAGTTCGTTACCGATGAAGTGCTAGCTATCGGTCCAGCAGGTGCGGCCGCTACAATTGAAGTTGGCACTGTAACTACTGGTGCTGCTGGTACTGATGTCGTCGTCACTAATGTTGGTGACGAAGTAAATGCTGTATTTGATATTACCATTCCTCGGGGGGATACTGGAGCGTCAGGCGCTGGTACTGGTGATATGGTGGCGGCTCAGAATCTAAATGATGTTGTCAGTAAACCTACAGCGTTTGCTAATATCAAACAGGCAGCCACTGAATCGGATACTGGTGTCGTTGAATTAGCAACTGTAGCGGAAGCCAATACTGGAACTGATACTACTCGTGCGGTAACTCCTGCTGGCACTCTTTCGTCTATCAAAGCTAATAGTCCAGAAGTATTTATCGTTTCTATTAGTGATGAGACAACTTCTATCACTACCGGGACAGCTAAGGTAACTTTCCGTATTCCATTCGATATGACCCTTACGGCAGTGAGAGCCTCTCTTTCTACAGTATCTTCTTCTGGCACCCCAACATTTGACATCAACAAGAATGGTACCACAATGCTTTCTACCAAGCTTACTATCGATGCCAATGAAAAGACTTCAACTACTGCGACTACAGCGGCAGTCATTTCTGTTTCTTCTATCACTAATGATGATGAAATTACCATTGATATAGATACTGCTGGTACTGGTGCTAAAGGTGCTAAAATTACTTTAATTGGAACTCGTACATGAGTGTTTATGTCATCAACCCTTTTTCTTTCGTCAGTGCTGCTGGTCAACAGGTTTTTAACTCTTCAGGAACTTTTATTGTTCCTGATAATGTTTCCAGTATTTCTGCGGTAGTTGTGGGTGAAGGTGGTACTAATAGTGACCCCGGGGGTCGAGGGGGCGATTTACGATATGCTATAGCACTCTCCGTTACTCCGGGAGAATCTTTAGCTATTAGTATTAGTTCATCTGGGACAACTATCAAGCGCGGTGGCACGACGCTTCTTGCGGCTCGCAGCGGCGATGGCGGGATTAGTAGTTCCTCGACGGGTGGCAACATTGGCGGCGGCAGCGGTGGTATCGGCGGTAACGACGGCACCAGCGGTAATGGCGGAGGCGGTGGTGCAGGCGGCTATGCAGGCAGCGGCGGCACGGGCGGCAACGGCAACGGCAGTTCTGGAACGAACGGTTCGGGCGGCGCTGGCGGCGGCGGCGGTGGAGGTGGAATCAACGGCGGTGCTGGCGGCTTCGGTGGTGGAGTTGGGTTACTCGGTCAAGGTTCTTCTGGCACTGGCGGCGCCGGAGGCAATCCGACCGGAAGTACCAGTGGTACTTCCGGCAATCCTGGCTCCGGCGGCACCAACAAGGAGTACGGCGGCGGTTCACCAGTGACTAGTGGCGGTGGCGCTGGCGCAGCCCGTATTGTTTGGGGTGAAGGCCGCGTATACCCATTAGCTGCCAATGTTGCAGATATTTAATATGGAGAATATAAATGGCAGTTGATATTAGTCTAAGCAACATCACCAATCTCACAACTCTGAGTACGATAAATAATAACTTTACCAGAATTGAAAATGCATTTGAGAATGTTCTCGGGCTTGATGGGGATACTCCCAACTCGATGAGGTCTGATTTAGATTTAAATAGTAATGACATTTTGAATGTGGATAATATCAACACCACAAGCGCAACAGTTACTAATTTAACTTCTAGTAATATCAGTGTTGATAACATCACGATTAGTGGTGATATTGAATTTGTTGATAATGCCTTGACAATTATTACTGGCCCTCCGGGAGAGCCCGGTACTCCGGGGACCAATGGCACTAATGGTACAAATGGTACGGATGGTGAAGACGGTGTAGGAGTTCCAGTTGGAGGTACTACTGGTCAGATTCTGGCTAAAGCTAGTGATACTGATTATGATACTGAATGGGTGACTGGTGGGGGTGGGAGTTACACTAATGAAGAAGCACAAGATGCTGTTGGTTCTATTTTAGTTGATAGTTCTGAAATTGATTTCACGTATAATGATGCCACCCCTTCCATCACTGCCTCCATCGTTGCTGGTTCTATAGATGAAACTAAATTAGACACTTCTGTTAATGCTTCCCTCGATTTAGCAGATAGTGCTGTTCAACCAGCAGCTATCACCAACATGTTGGAAACATCAGATATTGGTGTTAGTGTTCAAGCGTATGACACTGATTTGACTTCTTGGGCAACCGTTGTCCGAGCCTCTGGTTTAGATACATTCGTTGCAACACCTTCAAGCGCTAATCTTCGTTCGTTAGTAACCGATGAAACAGGAACTGGCTCTCTCGTATTCGCAACGTCTCCAACTTTAGTTACTCCGGCTTTGGGTACTCCTTCTAGCGCAACTTTAACTAATGCTACTGGATTGCCAATTTCAACTGGTGTCTCTGGGCTAGGGACTGGTGTTGCCACTTTCTTAGCAACACCCTCTAGCGCTAATTTAGCCTCAGCAGTTACTGGTGAAACTGGTACTGGTGCTCTGGTATTTGGTACTAGTCCTGCTATCGCAACCCCAACATTAACTGACCCCATCATCACTGGAACTGTCCTAGAAGATATTTATACTATCACTGATGGTGCTGCTTTTGAGATTGATCCCGGTAATGGATCTATTCAACAGATCACATTAACTGCTAGTCGTACTCCCGCTGCAACTAACTTCGCTAATGGTGAAGGGATTCTGTTGATGGTTAATGATGGAACGGCTTATACGATCACTTGGACTACAATTGGTGTAGTCTGGATTGGTGGGTCGGCCCCTACATTAGCCACAACTGGTTGGACACACATTGTCCTATATAAAGTTGGTGGCACGATTTATGGTAAATATGTAGGGGCATCTGCATGAGGCTATGGCAACTTCTCCTTATGGGAGATGATGGAGTGGCACCATCTAATTTCACTTTATTCGCGTCCAGCTCATCATCTGATAGTGCAACCATCACCACACCCACCGGGATCATGGATGGCGACGTAGCCGTGCTGGTAGACTATAGCTACAGCGGCAGCGGCATACCTACTGCGGTCACCCCCTCTGGCTATTCCAACAAGGCCAATGAGCTGCACGTGACAGCCGAGCCGAACAAGCAGCGTGTGATGGTCAGCACCAAGGTGTTGACTACCTCAGATGCTGGCGTAGTGCTTACCGGGATGGCGGTAAACACAAGTAGTCGCAAACGGCTGTTCATCTTCCGTCATGTCGACGGTCTTTCGTCCATCTCGGCTAGCGCCGTCACCGCCACAAGTGGAGATGGCAGCGATCCGGCAGCAGCAGCCGCGACATATACTGGCTTGAGCGGTAGTTCGATCACGCTTGGCATTGTTGCTTGTCTGTTTGTTTCCTCGCCGTCTTCGCCGAGCTTCTCCCCAACCCCCACGGGCTCCAGCGTATCTGGCCCGCTAAACGTCTATTACCTGCTGACGGACTCTGGCGATCCGGGCTCGGTGTCGGTCGATCAGGGAGGCACTGGCCAAAGAAGCCAGAACATTCTGCTAAATCTGGAAGTCTCCTGAGTAAGCGCCGCTAACCCATAACAACAGGATAGAGATATGAAAATTACATGGACTAAAGATCAGATGAAAGATAGCAGAGGCTACCCGATGACTCAAGCGTTATTCCTTGAGACAATCTATAGCCCCTATGCTATTTGGACATTTGACGATGAAGATAAAGAATACACATTCCCTGAGACCAATTCCCATGATATGGCTGGTAAGACTGTTTTACTGAAGTCCCTTCGTTCTTACTATCTTGATATTGCTGACCCCACTGAATATCAATTTGCTAAGCAGTGTACCCTTGGTTGGGATCATTGGAAACGTCTTACTGAGAATAAGATGATTAGGGCCGAGGTTGATAAATGGCGTGAGGAACTTGAAGTAGCTCTGCGCTCTGAAGGTATTCAAGCCATCATCGATAGTACAGCTCGTGAAGATGGTAACTTCCAAGCAGCTAAATGGTTAGCTGATAAGTCTTGGCAGAAGAGCGGCCCCGGTCGTCCCTCTAAGAGTGAGGTTGAGCGTGAGAAGCGAGTCGCTGAACGAGTTAATCAGGGCTTTGGTGCTGACATCATCAGGATGAAGGAATTTAAATAATGGCTGAACCGTGGTTGGAGGAAGCTCTCACTATCGTCAAAAAGATGCCCAAAGAGGCAAAAGACATTCGTGAGCGTGCCCTTGAAGACCTAGTGTTCTTCGCTGGACTAGTTAACGAAGGGTACGTGTATGGGGAAATTCATCGTAAGATTTTCAGATGGATGCAAAACTATACACTATTCGGTAGAGGAGATGATCTCTCTAGCAATAAACTGATTATGCTTCCTCGTGCTCATTTGAAGAGTCATATGGTTGCAACTTGGTGTGCATGGGTAATTCTCAGAAACCCTGAAGTCACAATCCTCTACCTCTCTGCTACGGCAGAACTTGCTGAAACCCAGCTCCTCTCAATTCAAACCATCCTTTCTGGCAACGTTTGTATGAGATTCTTCCCTGAATACATCCATCCACAAGAGGGCCTTCGCAAGCGTTGGTCTCAAAGAAAGATCACTATTGACCATCCTGCTCGTGCTGCCGTACGTGACCCTACAGTTGCTACTGCTGGCCTCACTACCAACACTACAGGTTGGCACGCTGATATCATCATTGCAGATGACTTAGTGGTTCCTGAGAATGCTTATACGGAAGATGGACGTGAGAGCGTTGCTAAGAAGAGTAGCCAGTTCACTTCTATTCGTAATCCCGGTGGGTTTACTATGGCGTGTGGAACTAGGTATTTCCCCACAGATATCTATTACACTTGGATGGAACAAACCTATCCAGTGTACGATGCTGATGGCACACAGATTGATGTGAGGCCAGTGTGGGAGGTTGAAGAGCATAAGGTTGAGGAACATGGCGTCTTTTTATGGCCTAGAACAATCCGTAAAGATGGCAAAGCATTTGGCTTTAACAAGCAGGTATTGGCTAGAATCGAAGCTGAATACAATGATCGTGTACAGTTCTTTGCCCAATATTATAACGACCCTAACGACCCTAAGTCTAATCGTATCAGTAAGGACAAGTTCCAATATTATGATGTGAGACGTCTTAAGAAGGAAGGGAGTATGTGGTACTTCAATGGGAAGCGTATGAACATCTACGCTGCTATTGACTTTGCGTTCTCTTTGAATAAAGCGGCTGACTACACAGCTATTGTTGTAGTTGGAGTAGATTCGGATGGACAGTATTATGTGCTGGATATTGACAGATTCAAGTCAAATAAAACTATCGACTACTTCCAGCATATTACAGCCCTCCATTCAAAATGGAAATTCAAAAAGATTAGAGCGGAAGTAACCGTTGCTCAGGAAGTAATTGTCCAGTCTATTAAAGATTATGTAAAGCAATACGGATTGACTATTTCTGTTGATGAACATAGGCCCACACGAGCTGAGGGTAGTAAGGAAGAACGCATTGCCGCTGCTCTTGAACATCTATACGATGACAGACGTGTGTGGCATTTCGAGGGTGGATTTATTCCTGTCTTGGAAGATGAGTTGATTCAAGCTCGTCCCTCTCATGATGACGTAAAGGATGCTATGGCTAACGCTGTCAGCATCGCTATTAAACCTATTGGCTCCAGAGGAAACGTTAGTGAATTTTTCAATCCTGTTGGAACACGTAGCCGCTTCGGAGGCGTAGCTTATTAATGTCAGATAAAGTTTTAGAAATCGCAGCATTTACAGGACGTGATGATCCTGCTGCATTCGTATCCAATCTTTGGGATACTTATAATAATCAACGTGCAGCTTGGCTGCAAGAGAAGGTGGAATTACAGCAGTATCTCTTTGCTACTGATACCACCACTACGACTAATCAGAATCTTCCTTGGAAGAATTCTACTACGCTTCCCAAGCTTACTCAGCTTCGTGATAATCTCCATTCAAACTACCTCTCTGCCCTCTTTCCTAATGATCGTTGGTTGCAGTGGAAGGGTTATACGAAAAAAGATAGTTCACGTAGGAAGGCTAAGGTTATCACAGCCTACATGGAAAACAAGACCCGTGAGAGTAGATTCCGTCAGGAAGTCTCTCGTCTTCTGTACGACTATATCGATTTTGGGAATGCTTTCGTTATCCCATCTTATGAAAGGCGTTATAAGAAGGATAGGACTGGTGCATTAACTCCGGGGTATATCGGCCCTCGTGGTCATAGGATTAGTCCTCATGACATCGTATTCAATCCAATGGCTTCCACTTTTGAGGACACATTCAAAGTTGTCCGTAGTCTTAAGACTTTAGGTGAATTGAAGAAGCTTGCTTCTGATAACCCAGAACAAATGTTTTGGTTAAAGGCTCTTGAACGTCGTGAATTGATCCGTGGGAGTATGTCAGGCTATACTAAAGAAGATTTTGATAAATCTATTGGGTATAGTGTTGATGGTTTTGGTAGTATGTATGAGTACCTCCGTTCTGATTATATGGAAATCCTTGAATTTTACGGAGACTATCATGATGCTAACACAGGTGAGCTGAAAGTCAATCGTATGATTACGGTTGTTGATCGTTCATATACTGCCCGTGATGAAGAGATTCCCACATATGATGGTAGAGCACCTATTCGACATGTCGGTTGGCGCACTCGCCCTGATAATCTTTGGGCTATGGGTCCGTTAGATAATCTTGTTGGTATGCAGTATCGTATTGACCACCTTGAAAATCTTGTTGCCGATGCTATGGACCTTATCGTTCATCCTCCTCTTATGATTGTCGGCGAGGTTGAAGAATTTGTATGGGGTCCGGGTGTTGAAATTCATCTTGATGAAAATGGCAAGGTGGAGGAAATCTCTAAAAATATGAATGCCATTATCACCGCTAAGTCAACTATTGCCGATCTTATGGATCAGATGGAACTCTTTGCTGGTGCCCCTCGTGAAGCTATGGGTGTTCGTTCACCCGGTGAAAAAACTGCTCTTGAAGTTGACCGTTTGTTTACTGCTGCGGCTCGAATCTTTCAGGAGAAAATCACCTCATTTGAGGTCAATCTTTTGGAGCCACACTTAAATGACCAACTGGAAATCTCTATTCGCAATTTCGATGGAGCTGATATTGTCCGTACTATGGATAATGATTTGGGCATCACTGAATTTGCTACGATTACTCGGGACGATCTTAGCTCTGCTGGTATCATACGTCCTGTTGGGGCTCGACACTTTGCTGAGAGTGCTAGAGAACTACAAAACGTCATTGGTATCGCGAATTCGCCTATTTGGGAAATGATTCGTCCGCATACCTCTGGTATCGCAATGACTAAATTCGTCGAAGATGTTCTTTCGATTAATGGGTACGACTTGTTCAGGCCGAACGTTGCAGTTGAAGAACAGAAACAAACTCAGTCTCTCATGACGCAGGTCAGTGAAGACTTAGAAATGCAGGCTACTGTCCCATCTAATCCCGGCATTATCCCAGCAGGTGCTGAATGAAACAGTCATGGATTAAGGGGCTAGACGAAACACGAGTTAAGGACGTGAGGGGGGATTATCTCTCCTCACTTATCCTTCGTAAAAGACTTATAGAAATCCTTGAAGAGAAAATCAATACGGCTGAAGTTACTTCTTACGACAAAGAGGGGTACGATGTAGCTAATTGGGCTTATAAACAAGCAGACCTTATTGGTTATAAGCGTGCTCTAAGAGATGTAATTAATTTAGTTACAGACTAATTTGTAACAAAACATTAATTTTGAGAGTATATAGAGATACTATCTTTAATTCTCAATATTGCAATATAGGAAATAAATAATATATATGACTGATCTATTCGACCAGAATAATCAAGAGAATACTAATACTAACGTTGCACCTGTTAATAACAACCTTTTTGAAGACAAGCTTAAGGCTATTGTGAATGAACAGGGACAGCCAAAATACAAGGACGTTCCAACTGCCCTCGATGCTTTAACTGCATCTCAGGAACACATCAAGCGACTGGAAGACGAGGCTAAGGCCAAACAGTCATTAATCGATAATGCCATTGCTGAAAAGGCTAGGGCGGATGCGTTGGAAGAAATTGTAAGTCGGTTGTCAAACAACTCGGGAAGCCAGACTAAGCCAGTGACCACTGCGAAAGAGGCTCCGTCAGAGGAAGCAATCGTTGCACAGCTCGAAAACATTATTGCCCGTAAAGAGGCGCAGACAAATGCTCAGAAAAATGTTCAGACTGTAACTTCTGCTCTCGTTGCTAAGTTTGGTGATGAAGCCAAGACTAAGGAAGCGGTAGCCGCTAAGGCCCGTGAACTTGGCATGACTTCTCAGAAGCTTGGTGCTCTTTCTAGTGAAAATCCCCTTGCTGTACTTGCCCTATTCGGACTCACCGAATCCAAGTCAGCTTCTCCAACGTCGCCCTCTTCCACTCCGTTCAATGCGCCTAAAAATCAGGGAGGTATTCAACTCCCTGAACGATCTCTTCTGTCTGGCCCCGGTGCCACAGATGCTGCTCGTAAAGCATTTATGAAACAGATTAAGGAAGATACTTATAAGCGACTTGGTGTTGAAACCTAAAGGAAATTAAATGCAGCTTACTAGTAATACTCGGGCTTTTATTGAGTCCGAACAGTATTCCAGCTTCATTCTCCTGAATCTCAATGACGGTCTCCTCCCCGGTTCTTTTTATCGTAATGTCTCTGACTTCGGTAGTGGTGATACTCTCCACATTAAGACCATTGGTACTGTCACGCTTCAGGAAGCGGCTGAGGATACTCCTCTCATCTACAACCCGATTGAAACGGGTGAAATTACCCTGACCATCACCGAATATAAGGGTGATGCTTGGTATGTGACTGATGATCTTCGTGAAGACGGTACTGATATTGATCGCCTGCTTGCAGAGCGTGCCTCTGAATCGACTCGTGCTATTCAGGAAGTTTTTGAAACTGACTTCCTTAAGACTGGTGCGGTTATTTATGCAGCGACCAATGGTCCGTTTAATATTAATGGTTTCGCCCACAAGATTGTGTCGGCTGAAACCAACAACATCTTTGCCCTCTCGCACCTGATTAAGATGCGACTGGCTTTCGACAAGGCTAATGTTCCGGCTGAAGGCCGCATCTTCCTTGCTGATCCGATTGTTGAGGCTACGCTTAATGGCCTTGTTACGATTACTCACGACGTTACCCCCTTCGGTGCTGAGATTCTGAAGAACGGTATGGCTCGTGGTCAGCGTATGATTATGAACCTTTATGGTTGGGATATTATCACGTCCAATCGTCTGTATGTCCACGCGGCTGCTCAGACTGATGGTACTACGTCGATCACTGGCGGTGTCATGAATATGTTCATGTGCGTTGCCGACGATCAGACTAAACCCATCATGGGTGTGTGGCGTCGTCAGCCTAAGTCGGAAGGTGAACGCAACAAGGATCGTGCTCGTGATGAACACGTTGTTCGTTGCCGTTATGGCTTTGGTGTGCAGCGTATGGATACGATGGGTACTCTCGTCACTTCCGCGACTGCGATTGAGTAAGGAGAAAAACAATGGGTTTTTATGAATCGCCGTTCGGTAACGGCATCTCCTCGCTCTCTGCTGGTGGTAACGTGGTTGTCGCTAAGGGTACTCCCCATAACTACTTTGGTCCTCGCGACTCTGGTGGTGTTGGTGGTGTTCTTAAGGTAGAGGGTCTGACTGAACAGCTCATTATCAATCTTGATGGTGCAATGTTCAATGACGGTATTGATGCTGGTTTGGTGAACTACGTTCTCCCTGCTGGTGCTATCATCAAGGCTGCGTACATCGATGTTGAAGAGGCTTTTGCCCTCTCTGGTTCCGATACTCTCGCGGTTGAAGTTGGTACTGCTACCACTGAGGCTACGAATGGTTTCACCATTACTGAGGCTCAGATTGAAGCCACTAACTCGGTTAATCTGACTAGTGCTCTTTCTGGTACTTGGGATAACGAGGCTCCTCTGGCTGCTGATACGACTGTTGCGATTGTGCTCTCGGGCACTAACCCGGTCATCACTGACGCTGGTAAGGCTCGTATCACTATCGTTTACGACCGAGCTAATCTGGGTCTTTAATTTTAAGGGGGCCGAAAGGTCCCCTTTCTTTTTATGGAGAATTAAATGGCGATAGAACATATTGACATTCCAGATGGTGAACGTCACGAACCTAAAGGTGCTTCCACTGCTACCATAGATCAGGTGTGGGCTTCTGACGGAGCTGGTAGTGGTGCATTCCGTACTCCATACTTCCAAGATACTGTAGTGATGGCAGACGTGTCTGCTATTGGATTTGAGATTATTCCGATTCCTCAGAACTGTATCATCGATAGTATTACTTATGTGCTTCATGGTGCAATCACTGTAGCTAATAGTACAATCACTGTCACTCGTGGTGGTGATGCTGCTTCTCTTGGTACACAGGTTATTGCTTATACAAGCAGTGCTGAAGGAACCACCTTTACTCAAACCCCCTCTGGTAATAACACTCTCACTGCTGGTACACACAAGTATCTGAAGTTTGCTAGTGACGGTGGGTCTACCACTACAATCAAAATGTCTATTACGATCAAAGGAAGGATGCGCTAATGGCGAAGAACTCGGCTTTCGGTAAAGCATTTGCTGCTGCCCGTAAAGCAGGTAAGAAGAATTTTACTTGGGAGGGTAAGTCCTTCACAACTAAAACTAAAGAAGAGGCTGCTGCCCCTGTCCCTAAGCCCCGTCCTAAGCGAGAGGCTAAGGCCCCTGTTAAGGGTTTAAGGCTTCCAACTAATGCTAAGAAGCTTAAAGGTAGCCCCGGTAAGAAAAAGGACACCAGTTCGATTGGTGGAGTTTTTGCTGGCAAGGCTAAGAGGGACAAGAAGAAGTCTATGTCCACTAACGTTGAGATGGCAAAATAAATGGCAAGACCAAACCTATTGGAAATAGTTCAGATCATTCTATCCGATATGGACAGTGATCTCGTCAACTCTATTGATGATACTGATGAAGCTACACAAGTTGCACAGATTGTAAAGAGTACATTTGATGCAATGATTGCCAATAGGAATTGGCCACATACTAGGCGTATGATTAATCTAACTGCTTCTGCTGATAGTGATTTCCCTGTTTATATGACCTTTCAAGAAGAAGTAAAGGAAATGATTTCCATCTTCTACGAAAAGCACAGAGATGGGGAAACACGTCTCAGATATGAGGAAGTCAAATGGAAAGACCCTGATGATTTCCTCCGTTACACTAACCAGCGCGATAGCACAGATACTAATACATTAATCATCCAAGACCCTAGTGGTGTAAAGCTCCTCATCTCTACTAATAAATCCCCAACTTATTATACGTCGTTTGATGATAGAACTATTATTTTTGATAGTTACGACAGTATGGTTGATAGTACACTACAGTCAAATAAAACACAAGCTAGAGCTTACGTAATCCCTGAATTTGAATTAATCAATACGTATATCCCTGATTTGCCTAAAGAGGCTTTCCCCGCCCTAATTGAAGAGGCTACCAGTAAGGCCCAATTTAAACTACGCCAGATGAGTGATACGAAAAGTGAACAAGAGGCCACACGTCAGCGTACTTGGCTCTCTCGAAAAGCTTGGCAAGTAAATGGTGGAGTGAAGTACCCTAATTATGGTCGTAGAAATCGTAAGTGGTACAGGGATAGTACATTTAAGCAGGGTGATAATTAATGGAATATAATGGTTACAATATCGAAGGTGATGGGAGTTTTGGTATGAAAATTATCAAGACTATAGGCCGTGGTAGCCTCCCATTGGAATTGAGGGGGTCTTTCCTATCTATTCGTGATGCCCGTAGGGCGATTGATATTATCCGCTCTAAGAAGGAGAAACCAGATGCCGAGGTCTTCAGTACCAGTCGAGGTTAATAACTTCGTAGCAGGTTTAATTACAGACGCCAATCCTTTAACTTTCCCTGACAATGCCTCTATTGAAGAGCAGAATATGATTCTAAATATTGATGGCAGCCGTCAGCGTAGATTGGGATTGGATTATGAAGAAGGCTTTGAACAGATCACTACGACTATTAGTAATGCTAGTACATTAGATAAGGCTATCAATACTTTTAAGTGGGATAATGCAGGTGGTGATCCCGAGAACTCTGTTCTAGTCGTCCAAGTTGGTTCTGAATTGAGGTTCCACCCTATGGACCCCACACCGATCTCTGGAAATGCAATCTTATTGACATATGATGTGACTGCTGCTGATGACACTACAGCTTTTTCTTTCGCTGTTGTTGATGGTGTCCTCGTTGTGGCAACTGGTGAAAAACAAGTGTTGGTTTTCACATATGACTCTGGTGTTGTCACTCAGTCTTCTCAAACATTAATGATTAGAGATTTGTTTGGTGTAGAGGATGTAGTGTCGGGTACTGACCTCTATGATAATCTGGATAAGCGTCCTACTTCTATCCCTAGTACACATCTTTACAATCTTAGAAATCAAACTTGGGCTCTCCCTAGAATCAACGCTAATAATGAAACACTAATTGATCCTGTAGCAGCATTTAGGACTTCTAGTGGTTCTACCTATCCATCTAATTCTGACACTGTGAACGTTGCTCTCTATCCAGATGCTGCTGACTCTGGTGCTCGTGGTGTGGATAGATTCTTTGCTAGTGACATTGTTCGTAACCCTCGTGGTACTAGCCCTGCCCCTAAAGGTTATTTTATTATTGATGCTCTTGAGCGTGGAGACAGTCGAGTAGCTAAGGAAGTATTGCTTAGGGCTAATAATCCTGATCTATCTCTGTCTGTGACAGCAAGTTCTATTCCAGATGACATTACCCCCGGTGGGGCTAAGTGTGTGGCTGAGTTTGCTGGCAGAGTTTTCTATTCTGGATTTAGTGGTGAAGTGACTAGCGGGGATAAAAACTCTCCTCGTATGTCTTCGTACATTCTTTTCTCTAAGTTAGTTAATCAAACCACTGATATCAACAAATGCTATCAAGAAGGTGACCCTACTAGTAAAGATCAGCCTGATTTGATTGCAACTGACGGCGGGTTTTTGCGTGTATATGGTGCGTACAACATTCAAGCTATGTTCAATGTTGGAAGTTCTCTCCTTGTCTTGGCTCAGAATGGCGTATGGCGTATTTACGGAGGTAGTGATTATGGCTTTGATGCAACTAATTACGTTGTTGAGCGTATTACTGACCATGGCGTGGTTAGCACTGATAGTGTTGTCCCTGTAGATAATACAATTATGTTTTGGGGAGACGATGGAATCTACCATGTTCGTACTAACGAGTATGGTGATTGGACTGCTCAGAATATTTCCTTCGGACGTATTCAAGATTATTATGGTAGAATTCCTGCTGAAGACAAGCGACGTAGTAAGGGTGCATACGACAGTTTTGAACGTAAAGTTCGCTGGGTTTATTATAATCGATTAACTGATGATAGCCCTACCACTGAACTCGTCCTTGATGTGAATTTACAAGCCTACTATTTGAATATCATTTCTGAATATGGTTCTGGTGGACCAAAAATGGTTGCCCCTACTAAAGTTAATCCATATCAGATTGTCAATGATACAACTCCAGTGGTCGTGAATACAGTTCAAGTTACTGTCAATGGTGAGGATATTGTGTATGGGATTGAGGACACTCTCACCAATCCTATTCAGGAAATTTCTTACCTCGTTGTCACTCAAATTTCTCCTGTCGTTAAATACACATTTGCATTTTATAGGAATGTGGAATTTAGGGATTGGTATTCTTATGATGATGCTGGACTAGACGCTGAAGCCTTTGTTGTAACTGGCTATAGTGCTGGCCCTGAAAAACAAGAGAAAGATCATATGAGGTATAAGGGAGTTCCTTACCTCTTTGTGCATTCTCGTAGGACAGAGACAGGTTTTTCTGAATCTCTCGATGGAGATTTCGAGCCATTGAATGCATCTTCTTGTATCGTCCAAGCCCGATGGGATTGGTCTGATAGTCAAGCCTCCAATCGCTGGGGCACACCATTTCAAGCTTATAGGTATAAACGTCTATATTTTCCTGAAGATGTTCTAGATGACTACGATACGGGATATAGCACGATTGTTACTAAGAATAAATTAAGAGGGAAGGGTAGGGTATTGTCTATTAAATTCTCTACAGAACCTTATCGAGATTTACATCTATATGGATGGAGTTACATTATGAGTATGACAGGCAATGTATAAGAAAGCTATTTATCACGAAGATGATAACTTCACTCTCACGGTAGAACTAGTGGATGATGTTCCTTTTATCCATCTCGCTCTTTATAAAGCTTCAAAGACTATATTGGATAGCGTGTCGAAGAAGTGGGCTGAGGTTAAAGCTTTAGCCTACTTCGATGGATATGAAGCTATCTATACATATACAAAAGATGAACGAATGTTTAAACTATTCAATCCTACTAAAATCTTAGGGGATTATGAATACAACGGTGAAAAGTATAAGGTGGCAGAATGGGTCTTGAATTAGTTTTTGCAGCGGCTTCATTAGCTGTTGGTCTCGTATCTACTGCTGCTTCTACGTCAGCTGCTAATAAGTCTGCTGCTGCACAAAAGAATGCACAGAACATCCAGCTAGCTCAAGCACAGAATGTCGCTAAAGAGGATAAACGTCAGCTTTTACGTGAAGAGAGAATTAGACGTGCCCGTATCATGCAGGGCTCTTTCAATAGCGGGGCCTCTGGCAGTTCTGGTGAACTTGGTGCATTAGGTGCTATCACTACAAATGTAGATAGTCAGATTTCTAATTCTGAAGCTACGTCCAAGGCTAACACTGGTGTGAATAAATTCAATCAGCAGGCTATGACTTACGACAATAAGGCTCGTGAAGCATTGGCTTGGGGTGAAGTATTCCAGAGTGGTATTGGCGGATTGAGTAACATCTTTGATTAAGGGGACAGTATGGCTAGTCTAGCAGATTTTAATAACGCAGCTCCTCAGAAGCTTGTGGATTTTATTCCCGGATTGAGGGCCGCTGGTAGTGGTGTGAATAATGCTACAGTGAATAATGTAGCTAGCCATGCTGCTGTTCTTGGAGATGAGCAGGATGTTCTCAAGAACTATACGTTAATCTCTTCTGAACTCGGGATGGAAGGTGGTACGTCTACGTTAGATGAACTCCTTGCTAAAAATCAGACTACCGATAAGCAGCTTGCTTATGAAGAGATGCAGCGTATTCTTCGTGATCCAAACATGGATAAGGAGATGAAGGCTCGTTTCATGGATGGTTACATTAACATGACTACGGACCAGATTGATAGTCGTTCTTTGTCTGTTCTTGTCGCTCAGAATGCTGCTCAGCTCCCTCAGTCTGAAGATGAGAACGATGAGACTGTTGAAACTTCTATGTACAATGTCTTGGCTGATGGCCTTGATGAAGTAGATAGATACAAGGGTTGGGTACAGTCTCAGATTAATCTTTCGTCTAACTTGAAAGACAGAGACTTCTTTAATGTCACTGTAGACTTCCTAGAAACTATGGTTCCATTCCTTGAACCAGCAGCCACGGCTAAAGTACAGGCTGCTCGTGAACAAGGTATTGGTGGCGTTGTGGAGGCTATGACTTTACTCGGTCAGAGTAAGGATGCCATTCGCAAAAGCATTGCAACTATGCCTGTTGACCAACGGCGTGAAGTTGCACAGAAGCTGATTGATATTGTTAAGAACGGTGGTGGTTCGTGGACCCTACGACGCAACGAACTTAACATGATTAATCAACTTAACCAGTTTCTAGTCTCTGACTCGTACAGTAACTTCGATCAAGTCACTGACAATATCTTCTCTCTAATGGATGTTGTTCTTCCAGTTGCTGGATGGGGCGCTAAGGTTCTTAGAGCAGGTAAGACTGCTAAGATCACGGCTGCTAATATGAAACGTGCTGAAGCTGTAGCTGAAGAGGCTTCTGTAGCTGCTGTTGAAGAAACTGTAGCTGCTCTCCCTCGTAGTGATTTAGATAACATCATTGACGGAAGTAAGGGGTTTGACAAAGCCACATCAGATGAGATTGGTAACGCTCGTAATACTATTGGATATGGGCTTGCTGACGGTAAGACTGTTGACGAAATCATTGCCTCTGACCCTGTCTTCAAGAAGTTCACTCCTGAAGAAATAGAAGAGCTGAAGTCCATGATTGTTAATCGGACTGTCACTCCAGCTTCTGATGAGACGGTTAGTGCTATGAAGGATATGATTGCTGATCGTATCATCAATAGTCTTGAACAGTTAGACGAAGTTTCTTACGACAAGATTGCTTCTCTTAGAGAAGAGATCGGTAAGGTTGTAACTCGTGGTGCTGTTGCTAATCCTAAGAAGCTCACATCAGATGTAATCAGTAAGACTAAGGCTTACCTTCGTTCTCAGCAGCTTGAAGCTATGAGCAAGGAGAAGGTTAAGGGTTTACTGAAAGACTTACGAGAAAGAAGTAATGTATCTCGTCTCTCTGTCCGTACTGGTGTAGACCACACCAGCCTCTCTCAGACGCTCAAGGACGCCAATGCCGGTAAGGCACGAGCTACTAATGCTATGATGGAAGCGGACCCGTCTGACAAGGCTGCTAGGGCTCTGTATGGCACTTCTAGGGCTGATGCTATTGCTAATGACCGTCTGCCTGAAGTTGCTAATATGGATGGCAGTGTTCGTAATAAAGTGAGGATGACGGAATCTGATCCCTCTCCTAATCAGGCTGTTATTGATAACGCTCTGAAGAGTGGTCGTACTGATCTCGATCAGGCTGAAAAGACTCAGCAGCGTACACAGGTCAAGGATGCTTTCAAAGAAGTTGTTGGTCTTACTCCTCGTGCTGAGATGAGCACAGTTGCTGATACGCCTTCTGGTGCAAGCTTTGATATGGTGTATGGTCCTACTGATGGTGGGTTTAGAAACGCTCAGCAGGCTCTCAATCAGGTTCTGATTGGCTTGCGTAAGTATGGCGTTAAGGGAAATGAAGTAGAGCTGCTTGCTAAAGACTCTAGTGGCAAGTATGTTCCTATCAAGGGTGTGCCTTCTGAAGATGGTAACTATCTTGTGAGGGTGAAGTACAATTATGAATTCACTCCGACGGATGTGGTTGACTATTCACTCCTTGGCAACTCAAAGTATAAGATGTTTGAAAGCAGAACTAATCTTACTGATGGTACTGCTGGCTCTGTCCTTGAGCACGTTATTCCTGCTTCTTCCATTATTAATCGTGTCATCTATAACAGTGCTAATGTGGCTGCTGATAGGTCTTCATGGATTACAAAGAACCTTGTCAATCTGGCTTCAATTTATTCTAAAAAGTATAAGAAGCTTAGTCCACGTCAGAAGGCTTTAGTTGATGAGTATCGTATTGAAGCTAACGCTAAAGGTATTGCTTTCACTACAGCTAATCTCAAGGCTCGTGGCTTTGATGATGCTGCTATCGATACGATGCGTTCTTGGAAGGAAACCACCGATACGATGTATCATCTGGAGAATGTAGATGTCAATAAGACTTTGCGTTCTCGTGGTTGGGAAAGGTTTACAGATCAGATCAATGATACTGATTTGATTGCCCGTCCTAAGTCTAATCGTTTTGGTGATAGTGTTAAGGCTTATGATCCGGGGAGTAATACAGTTCGTGTTGTTGAACGTAAGGAGCTCGAAGAGTTGTACGCTAACAATGGTACAATTGCTGAGCTTAAAGAACCTCTTCAGATGAATGATGAACTAGCTGATTACATCATTGTCCCTAACAATGAGACTGGCTACCTTCGTCGTATTCGTGATGATGATCGTACACTGAACTATCGTGATGGCTACTACCCTGTGAAGTATACTGATCCAATCTTTATCGAGAAGCAATTCCGAAAGAAGGATGGCACTGTATATAATAAAGCTATTGCTACGGCTGGTACTCATGCAGATGCAAAGGCTCTGATTGAACGACTTAAGTCAACTGATAAGGAGGGTGTGTATAACCCCCGGTATGACTACAAGCGTGGCACTCAGAACTTTGATGATGCTGATTGGTCTGTTGCTGTTAGTGGTGGACGTAGTGCTCAGCGTGTACGTGGTAAGAGGCTTGGTGATGCTAACTCCATCACTGATCTAAACCACGCTAACGTTGAAAGCCCTGAAGAGAGTCTCATCCATTCTATTCGTTCTCTTGCTTCTCGTACGGCTTTCCGTGATTGGATTGAAACGACTAAGAGCAGGTGGATGGCTAACTATGGTGACATGGTTGCAGAACAGAAGGGCCAGATTATGTGGCCCTCAGATGTACGTTTGATTGGTGCTGGTTCTATTGGACATGACTTATCTAAGCTACAGGATGCTAAGACTACTTGGCGTTATGTTAGAGCGATGGAAGCTGGTTATGTCAACCTAGTTGATGATCTGACTAAAGTGTTCTTCCAGAACGTATCTGATACGGTTGGGAGTAAGAAGGGTTGGAGCTGGTTAGAGAAGGGGGCTAGTAAGCTCTCAGAGGTATCGCCAACGGCTTTCGCTCGTAAGAAGGCATTCCGACTGCTTCTCGCAGCAAACCCGCTCAGGCAGCTTCCTGTGCAGGCTATGCAGGCCCTTCCTATTCTTATGGCCACCAATCCATTGGCTATCCCTAAGATTACGTCTCAGATGATTATGCTTGACTACCTTGCTAATGGTGGAGATGCTGCTAGCTTCATGAAGGGAGTGGCTAAGGCTGCTACTGGAATGGATGCTAAGAGTGCAGCTAAGCTTGCTGAAGATTGGAAAGCTTCTGGCTTTGAAGCCTCCGTGGAAGCCAACTCACTCATTAGGGATCAGCTTAGTTCTCTAGTTGATAGGACGTTCTTACAGAAGGCTGGCTCTGTTGCTGGTAAGCCTATTGATCTTATGCAGAAGGTTGGCTTTAATCTCGGTGAACAAATCCTTATGCGTTCTATATGGCTGTCTGAATATGACTTAGCCATTAAGGCTGGTAAGAAGATGAACGCTGAAGACCTTGACAATCTTAATGCTAGGGTTCGTAATCTCACGCTCAATATGAATAAGGCTGGTGAACTTCCATACAATGAGAACTCTCTCAGTGTGGCTATGCAGTTCTTTCAGGCCCCTCATAAGGCTTGGGCTCAGGTGATGCTTGGTCATACTGGACTCACTGGAGCTGATCGTATCAAGCTTGGTACTAGCTATCTTCTCACTTATGGTATTGGTGGTAGCTTCCTTACTGATATGATTATGAAGGCTGTCGGTACTACTGACCCTGAAACAAGAGAAATGATTGAAGGAGGTTTGTTTAACCTGTCGTTGAACAACGCCCTTAGTTCTCTATATGGAGAAACCATTCGTACAGACTTCTCTGATAGTCTGAAGCTTCTTGATCCTGAGTTGTTTACTGGTTGGACTAGTTTGATTGATAGTGAAGTGGGGGAAGTGCTCTCTAGCAATGCTTCCATGTCATTAGTTCTCGGACAAAATCCACGAGTGACTAATTTTGTGAAGCAGATGATACGTCCATTTATTGTCAGTGATGACAAGAAGCCGGAAGAGCTACAGCTTCTAGGAGTTAGTTTCCTTAACCTATTTTCTGGTACGTCTAACTTCCTCAAGGCTAAGTATGCTTCTGAAAATCTTAAGACCATTTCCTCTAAGGGAAAGGTCATTGATTACCACGTTAATGCTGTAGAGGCTTTCTTGAAAGCTGCTGGCTTTAATACGATTGATGAAGTTAATTACTACGCTTCTCAGGAAGAGATTTATCGTACGTCTCAGAAGTTCAAGGACGATATTAAACAAGTTGTTGATGAGATTTATTCTCGCTTAGCTGCTAAGGGTATCAGTCAGGAAGAAGAGGGATATTACCTTGACATTATGGCTGAGGCTCAGAGGGCTTTCAAGAATGATCCCATCTACATGAAAGAATTCTCACAGCAGATTTATTATAAAGCCTTAGCTGGTGAAGATAGTTTGTATCGTGTTCTCCGTAGCATGTCTGGATATATGGATGCTCAGGAGTTTGAGAATATGGTGATGAAGAGTAACGTAACTGATGAAGCTAAAGAAACGCTCATTCAAGCTAAACGAATGTTTGGAGTAAATAATGGCAACTGATTATGGTAACACAATCTTTGAGGGGGAGCTTTCCCCCTCTGTCCCGATTGTACAGCCAATTGATAATAAGAGTGGTCAGTACCTAGCCCAAGGTATTAAGGCTACGATTGATAATACTAGCTCCATTTTGTTTAGCAATGATGCTAAGGCTGCTAGAGCTGATGCTGCTAAGAATGGATTGTTTGCAGAGATTGCTGAATATACTTCCTTCTTAGCAGATGCTAAAGATCAGGGTAGAAGTACAGATGAAGTCAGTCGTCTTCTTCGTGTGAAGAGTTTGGAATGGGTTGCTAACAACCCTAACATGACTGATGAGATTTATACGTTCCTAAATAAGATGACGACTGATAATGGGATTGGTGGGAACATCCGTAAGGAAACCCCTCTTGAGACTGGCAATCGTCAGAAGATCGAAGCCGCTACTAAAGATGGTTGGGATGTTAGTACCCCTGAAGGTATGGCTGCATATGATAGGCAGCTTCTACTTCAGAATAGACTGAAGCAGCTTGAGACTGATATTAGTTTGGCTACATCTCAGGGTAGGATGGTTACTGCACAGATGCAGAATGAAGCAACTCTTACGCTTCATGGTATCGTACAGACTGGTACTACTTGGGTGAATACACAGATTGAGAGAGCTAATCAGCTTCTGTCTGGTGTGCAAGATGTCAAGACTCGTACCGCTATCATTCAGCAGACCAAGGCTCAGGTTGCACAGCAGCTTGCCTTGATCGGTTCTACTCGTAGTGCTGCTGGTAATTCTATTGATACGTCTTACTTGACTGCTGGTGTTGAAAACATCATGAAGGTTTGGGAAGAGACGGCTAATGGTACGGCTGATCTCACTGCATTACAGACGGCACAATCTGTTGCTGAAACTAATGCAATGATGATGTTGTATCAATCTGATCCTAAGCTTGCTTCTATGATTGCTCTTGATAAGGCTAGTAAGTTCCAAGACCCCAATATGATTATGCAGCTTGATAAGGCTAAGATGGATGCTCTTGCAAAACTCTCAGCCCCTTCTGTTGCAACTCAGAATGAAGATGGGACTACTACCAGTGTTAGTAAGCCACCTGATCTTGTAGACACGACAGAGAATATTGGTTTGGTTACTGAAGCTCTGAAGGTCTCTACCAAAGCTGCTTTGAATGATAAGACTGCTACTCCAGAGGAACTTGCTGCTCAGGGGAATAAGCTTTCTAATGTCATTCGTTCTGTTGTAGCGTATGGTGGTAATGATACCGATGCTAAGAACTTTATGGCTGTTGTTGATCTGTTTGCAGATACAGCAGTTGGTAGATTCTTAGAGTCCAATCCTGATATGATTGATCCCGGTGTAGCTACTCAGGCTCAGCAAATCATTCAGCAGCAGTATGAAGGTACTGTGCTTCCTCTCATCAATGAGGAATGGGCTACCGTTACTGCTCTTGTGTATAGTAAGGGAACTGGTAATACTTTAACTCCTTCTGGGCGTGTCAATCCTAATCCGAATGATTCTCAGGTTGATAGTCAAGACTTGACTAATGTTATCGAGCCTATTTGGAATGGAGCTGGTATCGAGTTTAAGGTTAAGGATCAATTCTCTAGTGATCCCACTATGCGTGGTGTTGCTAAGAAGTTGAATACAGAAGTTGCTAGTGCTGTCAATCGCATGGTTCGTACTCATGCTCACTTAGTTGGTACTACTGACTATGAGAAGATTTATAATGAACAGTACGCTTCTCGTTTATTCGTTGCTCCTGACAAAGCAACCGATACTGGCACTGAAATGGACGCTGGTAAAAAGACTGGTCAAACTGCTAATCAAATTCAGACTAGTCCTATGACTGTAGATAATCCTTCTGATCTTGATCTTGAGGATTTTAGTGATGCTGAGTTCAAGAAGATTATTGAAAGCAGTAAGGCTAAAAATCCTGAGGCTATGTTAACTGCTGGTTCTCCTACTGAGATTGCTCAGGCATATCTTGGTATGAATGAGAACAATGCAGAACAGGTTAAGGTGCTGTCTTCGTTCATTAGTCGTAATGCTGGTCTCAATATCAACCCTGCTACAACTGCTTGGTGTGCTGCATTCGTTGATGCTGTGCTTGGTGCTGGTGGTAGTAAAGGGACTGGAAAGTTAAATGCTCGTTCTTATCTAGCTTGGGGCGTACCTGTTGATACCCCTGCTGTTGGTGACGTTGTTGTCTTACAGCGTGGCAGTGGTGGTGAGAATGATTGGAGAGGTCATGTTGGTTTCTATATGGGAACTAACGCTGATGGAACTATCCGTGTACTTGGTGGTAATCAAGGGGACAGTGTTTCAGAAGATGACTTTGATGCAAATAAAGTGCTTGGATTTAGGAGAGCAGGATGATTAATACAGAAGCTCTAAAACTTATTAAAGATTTTGAGGGGTTGGTCTTAACGGCCTACCCCGACCCCGGTAGTAAGAATGGACTTCCTTGGACTATTGGTTATGGTCATACCAAGGGAGTTAAGAAGGGGGATAAGATTACTGCAACTCAGGCTGAAGCTTTCCTTGTTGAAGATTTGAAACAGAGCGAAGCTGTTATTAAGAAATATGTTAAGGTTGAACTTAACGAGAATCAATATGGCGCTCTTGTCTCCTTCATCCATAATGTTGGAGAGAAGCAGTTCGCTAAGAGTTCAGTCTTAAGGTACATCAACGAGGGTAAGCTTGATGAAGTGCCCGGTCGATTAGCTCTCTATCGTATGAACGATGGAAAGGTTATGGCTGGTCTTGTTCGTAGGCGTACTGCTGAAGGTGCCTTATGGATGAAGCCTGTCCCTGATGGTGTTAAGAATTCTCCGAACGAACAGATTCATTCGGATAAGGAAGAAGCTCAGGGTGTGCCTGCTCAGCCTGCTAAGGTTGAGAAGCCTTGGGATTGGGGTGTGTTTGGTGTTGTCATCACTACCTTGGCCGGTTTGTCTGATGAGTTTAAGAAGCTCATTGGTGATGTAACCTCTTCTCTAGGTGTTCCTCCGTTATATGTCTTGGCCGCTTTAGTTATTGGCTTTGGTGCTTGGACTATTTATAACAAGTGGAAAAGTAATTAATCTATGACAGCAATGTCATGTTCATTTGAAAGGAAATGTAATGAACATTAATAGTTTCTTTAAGCAGTTCTTAGCTGTGTTGGGTGATACCAGTGGTGCTAAGAATATTAATGAATTCCAGACTAAGCTTATCTCAGCTTTCACTATTGCCAATAAGGTTGAGACTGTAACCGCAGCTAATGTTATCACGGCTGCTGAAAGTGGTAAGACGTTCTATCTGTCTCTGGCTGGTGGGTTTGCTTCTACGCTCCCTGCTCCTGCTGCTGGCCTCAATTATAAATTCATTGTTAAGACTGCCCCGACTACGGCCTATACGATTGCTACTAATGGTGGGGCTAATCTCTTCCGTGGTGGTATCAATGAACTTGAGGTTGATACGGCTGACGATGGTCCCTACTCTGCTGTTGGTGATTTGATTTCGTTCGTCGCTAACGTGGCAGTGGTTGGGGATTGGGTTAGTGTCGAGAGTGATGGCACTAGCTGGTATATCACTGGTCAGACTAATGCAGATGGTGGTATCACTATCGGTTCCACTTAATGGAGGGCTAAGTGCTCTCCATTATCTGGGAAGTCGTTAAGTTCTTTATTGATAAATTCAGTGAAGTAAAAATTAGTCAAACCAATAGTGCCTTGGAAGTTCAGAAGATCAAGGCACAGACTGAAGAGTCTAAAGATAAGTGGAAGGCGGTGATCCTCACATCTACTGGAGCTTGGTTGTTCCAGTTATTTTTCATCGTACCCCTAGCTCTGTGGTTTTTTAGTGTAGTGTTGTATTCAGTGTTCTTCTGTCAGGATTGTATGTATCCTGTCGGTTGGACTATCGCTGCTCTACCTTCTCCATTAAATGATTGGGCCGCTGCTATTATTGCCTTTCTATTCTTAACTAATACAGGAAGGAAATAATGTTGAATTGGTGGGACAGTCTCCAGAACTTCATCTATGTTGTGATGGGAGCTATCGTTGGTGCATTTGTTCTTTTAATCCGTAAGGTGTTAACTAATGACACGGAAATCAAAATGCTTAAGGCAGAGATTAAACAGAGGAATGAACATCGCGAAACAAAAGATGCTGAAATGAATGCCCAGCTTGCTGAGATTAGAAGTGATATTAAGCGACTGATTAGGCAAGACACGTCTGAATATAGAAATAACAACTAGACAAAAAGAAACCCCCTCCCGGCCATGAAAAGCTGAGAGGGGGTTTTGTTTTATGTAGCCCGGGTTTTCAACATAAGTCGGGTTATTGCTTGGGATGTGGCACCACCTCCCTTCAAAGTTTGGGTTTATTATTTGAAATGTTTAACTAAATCCTCATAGCCACCAATTCTCTCACCAGTAGGAGAGAAAATTTGTGGCACACTCTTAGCGTCATTTGTCTTGTCTAAGAATTCCATTAGATTTGAAGAACGAATGAGAATGAAATTGAAAGGGATGTTCTTAGACATCAAAAGCTCCTTCGCAAGAATGCACCACGAACAAGTTTCAATTCCCCATATAGTGTACATATCAATAGGGCCTCCTTGCCCCATATTTGACCGTACAGAGGCATTGAGCTATTGTCTGGTATCACCCTAGCTTAAACATTAAACGCCTCTGTACGGGCTTCCTATTAGTCTTTTCCTAATTGATCGAAGTCCACTTCACAAGCACCACCAGCACAAGCTGCTTCACCTGTTAGGTCTGTATTATCTTCTAATTCCTTCACTCTCGATAGGTCGATATTGGTAAGGTGTTTAGATAGGCGATTATACTCGTCCTCTGTAATGTCCTCGAAAGGTGTCTGCTTATAAGTTCCACCATCATAGGGTAGGACACTGATGCCATTATATGTATCCTTGTTCTTATACATCCAGTCGCCAACAACATCCCATTCATCTTCTCGGATAGAAACGGTGACGGATACATTGTTTGTATTTTCTCCTTCACGATGACCTTCTCTCACCCAATTCAGATTGTATCGTTTGGTTCGTTCAAGAAGGTCGATGGCGGTTTCACTACGGAACGTAGCAGTCTCTGGAGCCTTCTGAGGAATGGCGACGACAGCTTGCGTCTCCGGGCGGAAATACTCATCTTCCACAAGATTAGGGATGACACGTTTGATATATTTGTAAACATCTTCATCCTTACCGAACCTTAACCTGCGTAGATAATAAGGAGCGTGCCAACCATGAATGCCAGAGCTACTACCAACGACAAGAGAACTAGTACCGCTGGGCTTAACAGTTGTAACACGAGCAGCAGGCTTGATACCAATAGTAGCAGCAACAATGAAATTGGTATCCATAGCAACATGGGCAGCCTCCTGTTCATTTAAGTGTTCAATAGCACCACTGGCAATGCCAGTCATTCCAACGCCGATAAGAGCATCTTCCTCAGTTGTCTGTTGCCAGACAGGTCGTAGGTAGTGAAAGCTGGTATACCCCGCTTGTAGCGTTCCAAGGAATGCAGCATCTCTAGCTCGCTGATTAAAATCTTTTTGGTCTTCAATGTCAGTGGTATTGATTTCTGTAAGATTCATTGTGTTCAGTTCGGATCGTTAATTCCGTACCGGGTTGTGATATATTTAGCGAATGTTAAAAGTTCTTGTGGAGTAGCATTGAATTTCATTTGATTTGCCATCTGACTTATCACTTGAATATTCCCTTTCACATAACCTAATTCTGGAACTATCTTATCCAAAGATGGACTATCTTTATAAGCTCCAGATTTCCCCTTATTTTCTTTTAAGGGGATAGCGAGTATTGGGCATCTGTTAGGAATAATAATATCTTCAACATCAATATCAAACGGTATGTTGCATTGTGTTGAACGATTCTTTGCGCGCCTCCACATTTTCTTTTCTAGTGATTGAGACTTAACTCTTTCACTATTACATTCGTTACATAACGTGACAGTCTTTGAAGTCTTCTTAAACAATGTTTTACACTTAGTACATTGCCTATTTTCACTGTCATCATAATTGCCTTGTCTATTAATAATTTGCAATCTCCATTGGTTACAAATATACTACTTAGATTTTCAAGGCTTTGTTACAACCTCCTACATATTTCTATGTAGATCAGACTATATCATCACACGTTAGTGTGTCAGGCGCTTCCACTCACTTGAGTGTACTCCTTGCGGATAGTCGTTGAACCTTCCCTGTAGGGCTTGGCTGCTGATTGTCTTCACCATTATGTGGTCAGAGGTTCCAGCAATTCACCTGATTTTAATTCTGCCAACTTAACAGAATTGGTAGGGTCGAAGTGCGATCTCACAGCAAGGATTAGTGCCCCAATCGGGATTGTTAGTCCAGTAGAAACCGGGCTCTCCAGCACCGCTAGCACGTACTCGCTCCCATAGGGAGTTAAAATCATCACGGCTAGTGATGGTTCGTGATAGGACAACTGAATTGTTAGCTCGTCCACGCTGAGGATTGTTGACATACCATTCTCCACTCTTAGAGTTAATCATTTCATCATCGTTGTATGAGAACAACGAGATCATGGCTGCTCGTCTAATGCCGCCAGCAAGCACAGCATCTGCAAGGAAACAAGCGATGTCGTGTGCTTCAATGGGGCGTAGTTTCCGTCCGACAGCTTTTCCAAGGACATTCTCCACAAGCTGTAAGCAGGCACGTAACGGGTCAGGACCCGGTGCTTTTCCTCCAGAGACGACGAGTTCAGTCCCTTTAGCACGGATTTCGGAATAGTCAAATTCCACCCAACGTTTTCCATAAAAATAACTTTCTACTAAAAGCCTTACGGCATCTGCCCATCCTTCGATACTGTCACCAATGATATAGCGACGCGTTCGTCCCGAAGGGCCAACCACAACTGGAAGTTTGTCAACATGACGATACTGTACAGAATACCCAACACCAGTACCCCCCAAAAGAAGAAACATAATCTCAGAAAAAGCTCTGGTATCTTCGATAGGGAGATAAGCACAATTGTAAATGCGGCTCGGATTACGTTCAATTGCTTTCCCTGCAAACTGAAGAGAACGCATGGAGGGCAGCACTTTCTTCGTCCTCACTGAGCGTTCATATACATCTCCAATCTGATTAGCAAGGGAGGGATATTTAGCTACATGCATAGCCTTATTACGGTCAATAATTTCATCCCAAGTTTCTCGCCTCTGTTTGTTAGCATCGAAGCGAGCATACTTGGCATGGATAGTAAGGGAACTCAAGATTTCTTGACTAAGGTCCATTAAATTCTTTCATATAATTATATGCACTTAGAACAATTTGTTTGTTGTCTTGGAATAACCCAAGAGCAGCATTACATTTTCTACATAGTACACCACGAAATTTTTCTGTTTCGTGACAGTGATCTATCACTAGATCATTTGTTGTTTTACAAATGGAGCATTCTTTTAGTTCTATCGGACCATCTAATCCATATTTTGACCAACGATATGTCTCTTTGTGATATTTCTTACTCCTTTTTATATGACATACACGACATAGAGAACTATATCTAGAGTCTTTAAGATTAACTTTACAATCAAAACAAAAAGGGCTCCATCCTACTCCACCAGCACTAATAGAATTAGCACAAGACCTGCATGGCTTGTTTAGACCGGCTTTAAAACCAGCCACTGTTTTGTATACTCGCTCTCTACCACATAGATGACAGTTATTTTTCATGACGGTGAGGTCACTTAAAATCTTTTGGCTTAGGTCCATTAGTCTTTCTTATCTGTCAAAGCCCTCCAGCTATGTTGTAGCTCAGGGATGCCTCCAATGATCTTGTGCCATTGTTCGGCTAAGTCTTGAATTTCTTTCTGTGCATGGGGATCGGATCGTAGCTTATAAGCTCTAGCCCATGCTGCTAGAGAACCAGTAACGTAATAGCTAGTATACATGGACTGAGGAAGAACCATCCGGGCCTGTTCAGGAGCTACACCAGTCTTAATAAGCATATCATAATAATCAATACAAGAATTAATATGATACTGATATTCTTTCGCTAAATCAAATTGCTCTTGACCAAATTGAACCCATTCAATTGTTTCTTCGCTTGAGCCTTGTTTCTTATTTGCTGCTACTTTACGCCACGCGCTTGGTACAAAAAATTCTGGAGTATCGTCAACATATCTACGGCTAATTTCATTGTAAGTGAAGCCCACCATATGTTTGAAACGTTGACGAGCTACAAAAATAGGAACTGTCTCTCGCATAGTAATCATAACATGAGAGAACGGACTCCAATGGTTATGAGTTGCAAGATACTTGATTAGCTTCTGATCTTTTTCCGAAAGGGTGTTGTAGATAACCATGTCTCCAAATGCGTCAAGACTGCGACTATCTACTTCTTCCCATTCACTCTCCTTATCAAAGGAGACACGGGCAGCGTTAACTACCCGTAAATCGTCTCCCATGAATTCGATAAGTTCAGCTCGCATCTGTATCAGCTACTTCCAAAACCTTATTTGCACAAGAGTTTTCATCGAAGTAAACCTGAAGATTAGTGGGCATAGTAGGAGAACTGAACTCCATGTAGAAGGGAGGCTCTTCACTTACCTTAACCAACACAGCATCAGGAACAGTAGTTAAAATCTCCTTAAGTACAAGGTCAGGGGTGAGACATTCCTGTGCAATGACAGGGGAAGTAAGAACCAGTAAACTAACCAGCATTAACGGCAAGCGCATGTTTAATCTCCTTTGGATAAGTATTGAATCGAGTACGACCCCAGCCGCCACAACTCTGGCACTGGAATTTCTTATATTTGTACACATTGGTTACAGCATAGCCACGCCACTGAATATGAGCAGAGCCACACTTAGGACAGAGGGTCTTATCAACCTCTTCATAAACAGCTACATTAGGATGACGACGCATGAATGGACGCATCTTAAGGTAGATTTCTTCCAGCGTAGTAACGTCCTGCTTGTTATAAATCTTCATCTCTTCCCAAGCTTCAGGATTATTCTTCAAGCATTCAGCCCAAAGTTCAAAGCCGGGGAACTTATGATGACCCCCCTTCTTACCCACGTCTAAGAGAATAGCCAGATGCTCAAGAGAATTAGCAGGGAAATTAAATTCATACCTTGCAACCAAAAGAGTATCGACAATTTTGTATGGGCTGGGAGGTTTGAGCCCAAGAACCAACGCCCTACCTTGAATGGTGGGGAGGTCAAACTTAGCGCCATTGTGTGCGACAACAATATCAGCAGAATCAAGAACATTAAGTAAGTTCCTTACAAGCTTCTTTTCGGACTGATGCTGTGTATCTTCATAGTGAATAGCATCATCACCAAGCCATTTATATGCGAAGGAAGCTAAGGTGCTATATTCAAGCACCTGTTTAGCTCCAACATTTTCTTTAAAGAAACGCCAAACATAAGCTGTGTTTGGGAACGTCTCAACGTCAAGGATTAGAATTTTCGGCAAACTTTGCTCCACGTGGTAAAGGTAGGCCGTACTCTTGTTCGAGTTCCTCTTGCAATAAGGCAAGAGCACGCCATGCCAGAGCAGCACTTTCTCTAATGTCCCCATCAAATTTCCCACGACCAGCCAGATGTCTGATAATACAATCAGCATGATCTGTTGACTTTCCACGAGCGTGATGCATAGGCTCACCGGGGTTGTGCTTCTCATTCCCGAGGTAACTGACTTTAGACACTTCTGCTAGAGCGTCGGGAAAATAATCTAGCAGTCCTCGGGCCATTGGATATGTCTTACGCACTTCACTACTGGCTTCAAGAAGCCTTTCCATTTTAAACCCGGTCATTATACTACCCCTAAAATTAGTCTTCTGTTACATCAGCAATGTAGATAATCTGAAGACCAAGAGCTACTGCTGTAGCGTGTTCAGCTCGTGCTCCATAGGATTTCTCCCAACCGGGAAGCATAGCAATAGCATCTGCATTAACACAAATCCATTCAAGATCAGCAGCTAAGACAGTACGAAGGAATTGTTCCCTATCCTTCTCCATAGCTTCCTCAGTAGCTTCAGTAGAACCAAAGAGTTCTACATCAACCTCAGCGGGATTGAATACATTCCAACCCCCTTCTCGGAAAGCTTCTGCTGTCTGATTAAAGACAGGATGATTGAGGTCTTCGATACCAGACATAGGGCCAGCGATATAAATAGTTGGCTTAACATCGTCGTCTTCAAGGGGGAGTTCAAGCTGGAAAGGGATGACGTTATCGTGCATTATTATTCCTCACAATTTCACGACGAGTATTCTCATATCCGTTCTTGTTGACAGTGATAGCCAACTTGGCAAGGTCAGTCTGCTCCTTAGCAGAAAACTTCTTCAGGTAGTTAAGAGCCATACGACTCTGTGGCCCAAAGATTTCTTTCATGTTGAACATAATGTTCAGACGGTTCCATGTACGAAGCGTAGGATTACGCACTTCATCAAACGTCGGGAAGTCAAAGGTCGTCAATATCATTTCCTTTATCACGGGCTCTACGAGCTTTAGCTCTGGCCTTTTCGTCATCTGTCTTCACTGTGTGACATTCAGTACACAGCACTTGGAGGTTAGGGGCCTCACAGAACATGCGTTCTATAAGTTCATCATACGATACAAAACCTACGTCTGGATCAACGATGGGGAGAATATGATCTACGTGTACATTCTTTGTCCGTCGTCCATTAACTTTAATTGTAGCCGGTACTGTCTCTTTACATCCAGCGCAGAGATACTCACCCCGCCCAACTCTAGCAGTTTTAAGACATTCGGCAATAGGTCCCCATCGCATAGTAGCTGCTCGAAGCTGACTTCTAATGAAAGACCTGAACCGAGCTTCGGTCCATTGGTTTGAGTTTCTTGTCTTAGGTCCTCCACGCCTTCCCTTTCCTGAGTAATCAGATGACTCTTGCATATCCCTCACCATGTAATTCTCGATGAGCAGCAGAAATAGCACAAGCCAAATCAAAATCATCTGTATAACATAAGTGTCGATCTTGATGACCTTTCACCCGATATCTATCTCTAATTTTATAGACACCTTTGTGGCCAGTAGAACTATACGATTTTGAATTCCACTGATTTTGAGCATTATTAGCCAGTCGCAAGTTAGCCCAACGGTTATCGTCAGGTACGCCATTAATATGGTCAACTTGATCCTCAGGCCAATCACCTGTCATAAATAAGAAAGCTAATCGATGTTCAAAATATTTTTTACCATTAATTCTGATCTTACGATAACCTTTAGTATGTAGACCACCAGCTCTCATGCCAATATGAATTTTAGGTTTAGAGATAATCCAATGAAACATACCAGTCACCGGGTTATAACTAATTTGATCTATAATTCTTCCTGCCATTACATCTTCTTCAAGATGATAGCTTCCCAAGGTAGGGGGTTGTTAGCAAGGTAGTTAGTCTCTACCTTGTACTTATCCATATCTGTAGTGTTCTTCTTCTTGAAGTCGTTAAGCCAACCTCTGGCTTCCTTCTTAAGCTTGAACTCTTTCTTCTTAAACGGTTGATAATTAGCCATATTTATAATCATCCCTTGCTTTTACAGCGTCATCATACCTAGTGTAATAACCTATAGTTGTAGTCCCATTATCATAATCGACGTAAACACGCCACATTTCTTTTTCATCATTCCATTCGATAACATAAATCATAACCATTCCTCAATGTTAAAATGCTTTAAAGTTCCGTCGGGGTTACGTTCTCGAATAATCCAGAGCAAACTACATTGCTCTGTAAGTAATTTCTTCCAGTCGTCACCAGCCACTTCTTCATAATGACGTCTGACGGAATCAAAAACCTCTCGTTCAGATGTACAGTCTGCGAGTAACTCATAGGCTTTGACTGGTCCAACCCCACGTAGTCCCCCAATATTGTCAACCACATCCCCTGTAAGGAGCTGCGATCCGAAGAACTTGAAGCCGCCACCTTTGATTTTATTTCCTGACTTGCCTCGAATGAGTTCAATCTTACCAAGGGCATCATATTCTACTGGCCCGAACTCTGGTTGCTTTCCACATTCCCATCCGTAATGGAGGCCGGGAACCATTCGGAGGTCTTTGTCTCTAGTACAGATAATGCTTTCTGCATGTTGATTGCGGTGAGTGATTGCGATTTCGTCATCTGCTTCGTGGCCAACAGCAAGTACGACATTTCCTTGGCTAAGGATGTAAGCTGTGAGATTAATCCAATGGAATGGTTTATCTTGCTTTCGAGTTCCTTTATATACTTTTCCTTCTGCAACTCCCTCTCGAAAATTCGGTCGAAACACTCCTTCCAAAATTCCGTTGCGGCTTGCCATGCTATAAGTTGCTCTGTCAGCGGTAATGAAGAGCGTGGAACTACTAGCATCAGCTCCTTCGGTAATAGTCCTGATTCGTTCATCAAACACTTCCTTTACAAAATCAAAAGACTGGTATTCAATTTCACCAGTCTCTTTGTTAAGCTTCTGTCCTACGCTACCAACTTCATAGCGGAGCTAAAGGACATCAGCGTCTATAAGAGCAGTACGCATAATGTCATCCTGTCCTTTCTGGCCCATTGAATTAGTCAATGCCGTTCGCAATCTTGTACTCCTCAAGGTAAGCTTCCTGATCGTTGTCACCAACCCACAGAATTGAATTAGCATCCATGAGGTAGAGTTCCTTACCCATTTCAAATGTATGGGGGTTGTAAAGATGAACGAGAAACTTGATACGCTGTGTGTAAGGGTCTTCATCAGAGATGGGCAGAGCTTTATGCCCTGCCACATAAATAATATGACCCCTCTTCACACCGTGCTCTACGAACTTGTCAGAGACAATCTCGCAGAAGTCACCAGTCTGAATGTAATGCATTACCAATTCTCACCCTTGTCTTCATCATCAGTAGGGATTTCATCGTCTACCTTAGCTGCCTCCTTCTTCTTCTCACCACCCTTATGGTTCTGAAGAAGCTTATCAAGCTGACTGCCCTTGAACTCAAGACCCTTCTTAATCTTGTCCTGAATCCAATCAGGGAAAGTGAGGAACACTTCAACATCAGGATCATCCAACGTGAAGAACTTAGCATCGTTCTTCAGCTTAGGAAGACGATCAGCATCACGAGGACGCATAGCAGAGACAGCACCAACGTTGTTATAAACCTTACCAGCATTCTTGCCCTTACCAGCCTTATTCACAATCGTGAGAGAGGCAGGGGTTTCAAGAAGCTTAGACCAATCCCCATCGTGCTTGACATTAGGATCAAGAGCGAAGTAACGCTGAGTGGACTTAGCCTTGTCAGAGTTCAGAGAGTTGAGAGGGAACGTCTCACTTACCCAGCGGGGCTTGTCTTCAATATCATTCCCTTCTTCGTCCTTCATGAATTCATCAGCGAGTTCATACGTCACCATGATTTCATTCTTAGGGTCCTTAGTCTCACCAAGATAGACCTGTGGCTGAAGGCCAAGGTCGATAATCTGAACAACCTGAGAGGGGTACGTACCGGGATCAATAGGTTCCTGTGCCTTACCACCAGAGGTAGGAGCTTCATTAGTCTTGAGAGTCATGTGTTATTTATTCCTTTTCAATAATTGCAAGTTGTGTGTTTTTATTCTTACGCAAAGAGTTCATACGTTCAACAGCGTCTTCACGCTTTTCAAATGGACCTGTATGAATAATAGTAACTCGTGCAGGATCATTAGTCCACTTAGTCTTCTTGATAAAATAGGGCATTAACTTACCTCTTCTAAATTGATTGGAGTGTAATTAATTTGTTCTACACAGACGCATTTATACGGGCCCTTAGGAGATGGGTTAGCATGTATGTGTCCATGTACATTAATTCTATTCTTACCGGGGATACCATCCTCTCTCAGTGGTACATGAGTTAGGACAGCTTTATCAAAAACCCTCCACATCATAATCTTTTCAAAATGACGATGAAGGATTTGATCCTGTCCATTATCATGATTACCAAGGATAAGACGTTTCTTTCCGTTTAAATGTTGGAGAATATTTTCTATATACCCTTTAGATGCCTTGTTATATACATCACCAAGATGGTATACATGATCGTTAGGTTTAACCACACTATTCCATTTCTCCACCATATCCCAATCCATTTCAGACACAGAATTATACGGCCTGTTTTGGTATTTGATTATATTAGCGTGATTGAAATGAGTGTCTGAGATTAACCAAATATTAGTCATTAGTGAATACTTGAATATCTATCGCCGAATTGGACGTCGATACCCAGCTCCCTATTTAGTTGGAGATTGTTATTCAATTCTTCAATAGCTCCTCGCAATAATTTTTCAGCTCTATCGCGATAGCCCTTCTTGATCTCTAAGACAACTTCATCGTGGAATTGCCCAGTGAGTTGTGGTCGTTTGGATCGAAACAGTCTCACCCATTCGTCGAATACATACGCAGCAGTTCCTTGTATGAGGGTCGAAAAACGATCCTTCTCGTAACGTAGAGAGTACCATAGCTTCGATATAGGGTTGTATAGCCACATCGTACCACTCACCGTCTTCACTATCTGTTTCTCTGCCACTTTCTTGATGGCCCAATTCTTTTCCCAATAGGTTTTCCATACTTGCTCTGCCTTCTCTAAGCTGATGTCAGCGGTTAATGCTAGCCTTGGTGGCCCTGCCCCGTACTGACATGCGTAGTTTCCATTCTTGAAGATGTCTCTAATTGGTTTAATTGCCTTGTCAGTTCCATCTTTATACGATTGGACTTGCTGTGGTGTAACCTCTTTCGCAAGTAGAGCAAGGCTAAGATGCGGATCATAGTCATCATTACTCATCTCCTTCACGTATTCAGGGTCGTATGGATAGATGAAGTGTTGTTTCAATCTATCCTCAAGGCCAGCCATATCACTACCGCATAGTTCATATCCTTCTCTAGCAATCAACGCTCCACGTATCTTTTCTCCATAAGGTTTGCCAACTTTTGGAAGGTTGACAACAGTCTTATGTTTGAAACGTAGAGTGTTAGTTAATCCTGCAATTTCGGCAGCAACATAATCCCCATCACCAGCGTACTCAATGAAACCGCGAAGAAGACCGATGCGATGGTTGATAACCCCAAGTCCTTGAAGATCGCTAACAGCGGGATGCTTATCACTGAGACGAGTAACAGAATCACAGAGATCAACCCCATGTTCTTCTTTGATCTGCGGTATTTTTCTAACAGTTCCATCTTCTTCTTTCACGTACTTGAAGGTTGCAGGTTTCCAACCTAACGAGAACAACCAATCCTTAACCTGCTTAGGACTTCCGGGATTGGGGGGATTTTCAGAAATCAGTTCTTGTATTTCTCCCTGAAAATTTTCAGGAAAATTGTAGCGTTTCAGAAGGTCTTTCCACTTAGCTCCAGCTACGGATAGTGTACCGTCCTTTTTGAAAGGCTTCTCAGGGGCTCTACGTTGAGCGTACACAGGGGTTGGAGGCATGGCAGCTACCAGTACAGCTAACTTGGCTTCACGGGCTTCAGTGAGCTTCTTTAGCGATTGTATGGCATAGTCCTTATCAAGCTTCCACTTGCTACGTTCTTGTTCTCTAGCACAATCCATCTTGAAGGTGAGATATTCAATCAGGGGCTTAGCTGCCTCCCAACTTCCATAGATACGTTCAAGATATTTTCTCATCTTCTTCCAGAGGAGTGTGTTAATCTTCACATCTTCCTCACAACGATGGATGTATTCCTCTTGTGTTAGATTTTTCCAATCATTGATTACAGGCTTGGCAATCCCAAGATCATCGCCCCAAGACTCAAGACCATGCAGGTTACGCTCAGGGTAGAGATACCAAGAAAGACTAAGTGTATCGACAAGGGAGAATTTCCTCCGTATCCCTTGTACCAAACGTTCCAACAATGGAACGTCATAACGAACAATATTGTGGCCAATAAGAACGTCTGCATTTTCTATAAATTCCTTTATGTCATTGAGGTTAGTGTAACTCCCACTACTACCATTAGATAGATTATGATAGCTGAGGCAATGAATAGTCGTCGCAGTGTCAAGTAATCCATCGGCTTCGATGTCGAATACGTATACATTCATTCATAGACGCTCTTCCACAAGTTTGGCAGCCTTAGCTACAAGAGCCATTGCTCCATCTCGTCTATCATGTTCTTCAACCCAATCATAATCAAGTGTTTTCCACTCATCAGGGTTATCTAAGTTATTTAAAGCAGCAGCTTTAAAGATAGCAGATTGTATCTGAACTTGATAACGACAAATGATATGACCAAACCCCTCATCCCTCACTACACCAACATTAGAGATATTTAATCTAGATATATTCCTTTTATGGTTCTCATCACCATAAGGAACAATCTCTAAGGTAACTCTTAATGTCATATCTTTCTCCTATTACATATATAGACATATATATACTATACTATAAGGTATAGATATAATACATATACTAACTAGTGTTCTTACTAAGAACTCCATTCATACTATTTCTAAATCTATGTATAATTTGTCTCACATTATTATGTGAGAGTCCAGTATACTCGGCTATGTCTACTGTTTTAAATCCATAGAGCAGAAAGAGAGAAAGAACTAACCGATAATTACTTTCTTCCATGTCTCGTAGAACTACTACAGCCATAAGCTTTTCTCGACGTGCTGGAACTAACTCTGCTCCATCTTCGTCTGATAGTTCTTTAGAGACGCCTCTATCCTTCTCAATATCCCTAGCGTCATTCAATGCGTTACGAAGAATCCCTTCAAACCATTTCTCGAAAGAGTCCTTCTTCTCATTGAACGTAGGATAATACTTAATGGCACGAGCATAGGCTTCTTGTACACATTCCTCAGCGATAGCCTTAGAACGATTGGGAGCCCTCCATGTCGTACGTTTAACCAATCTATCGTAATTCTGTACGTAGTGGTTAGTGATTACTAAATTACGATTCAAGATCATAATTTTGATAAACACTTTTAGAAGAATCTAAACCTTTCCCACCATCAACTTCAGTTTCATAGATGATTGAACGATATTCTTTATTCTTAATATAATCTTTAGCTTTTTCTAGGCTTGAAAAAAGACCATATGTAATCATACTATCATCATCATTCACAACTTCATAGATTTTCATTTTATAATTCCTCAAACTTAGTGTTGTTATTGTTCCAGTACAATGGGAACCTACCCGTCTCACCGAACTCTCGGTCTTCAAGAAGAACCAAGTCACGACGATGCTTAATCACATCATCAAGAATGTCAGGGTCTTTGTTTCCTTCAAGTCCCAGCATCATATTACATGAACGCATCATGGCACGACTGCCAGCAAACTGTGCAGAATATACATTGCCACCAGACTCATGAGGACAGTTACCAAGACCAATGTATTTTCCGTCGTGGTAATACTTTTCCCTACGTTCCTTGGCTATGTTTCCTTCTGGTGCTTTTAAATGGCAGAAGATGAAGATGACGATATTGTAATCCAAGGCCATCGCTGCCAAATCCTGAGCGATTTCTTGGAGTTTCGTGTTCGCATCTCCACTATCAATGCCATTGGTGAGGTTAGTAATTGGATCAATAAAAATGGCTTTCGCCCCCCACCCGACCGCAGAGATAATATCCTGCTTGAGAGTTTCCCATCCGAGGTGTTGATAAAGGTTGACCATCGCCAATTTACCTTCAAGAACCTTCCCCGCTTTATCATAGGCATCATAGTCAAACTCCTTATCAGGATCGTGGAAGTATTTACCAGCAATCTTACCTGCTAGCAGCTTGTATGTTTTCTTGTTCCCTTCTTCTGGCTTGGCCATAAACACTTTAATCCCGTGATGCTCAATGAAATGGGCAGCAGTAGCATTAAGTAGCTCACTCTTCCCCATCTTAACACCAGCACCGATATAGATTGTTTCTCCATATCGAATACCACGGGTCTTATTATTCAAATGTTCCCAAGGCCAAGTCAGATCACCGTACTTAGGAGGCTCTCTAGCTTCAGCATGAAGCTGCTCTCCAAAAACAAGACGTGTGTTCTTAGGCTTCTCAGCGTTAAAGATTACAGCGTTGAAACATGCCTTAGCATGTCCATCAATCAATGCCTGATTAGCGTCCTTACTAGGGAGCTTAGCTGCAATAGCTTCAGGCAACACCTTCATAACTTCTTCTACTGCTTCTTGCCCAGCCTTATCTTGGTCAAAAGCAAGGACAATTTCTTTCCAACGTCCCTTAATCTCAGTCTTCCAACGAGATAGAAACTTAGAAGCACTAGAGCTGCCAAAGGGTACAGAAATAACGGCGGGTTTACTATCAGTCCACTCAGACTTAGTGAAACGATCAATAATACGACTGAGAGCAATCGCATCATCTTCTCCCTCTGTAATGATTAAACGCTTGCCACCACTCCCCTTAGCTTGTTCCCAACCGAATGGGTCAACGTCCTTCATCGGACCGATAGACCACATCTTTTTCTTATTCCCATTACGAGGGATAAGCTTAGCCTTATAAGCTACTACTTTTCCATCCTTTGTGTATGGATAGTAGACAACTTCGGGGGTCTGTCCATCAGCCTCAGAGACTGATACTCGTACACCAAAGTTCTTGAGAGCTTCTGCTGAGAGTTTCTTATGGTCAAGGGGTAGATGCTGATATCCGCTAATCTCAGCAATCTCAACATCAATTTCTTCCTTAGTTTTAGGCTTAGGGGCTTCGATTGTATTAGCCATACGTGGTTCACCGAAAGGATTCTCAACGTATGTAGCACAAGCAAAGCAATAACCGCTTGTAGTTCCGTCTTCCTCTGCGAAGACTTGTAATCCGTCTCTAGAGCCACAACTATGCGGAAGTTTTACTAGGCACTGTCCCATAAATCTTTTCAAACATTTTCATTACTTCGGTATCTCCATCTTTCGTATTGATGTATATACCTCCATCATCCCACCCATAAATTTCTGAATTTAAAAGGTGAGGCTTTATTTCTGCCAATTTATTTAAGGCTTTGCGGAGTTTATTGAAACTATATTTCATACTAAATCTCCTAATTCTGGAGGCTTATAGTTTGGCCCCTTCATCACTTTACCGTCATCACGATAAATAGGCTTACCATCTTCTCCTAACTTGCTCATATTACTTTCATGAACACGTTTAAAAGCCTCAATCAATTCATTACCAAGACCAAGGCTCACGAAGGTTCCTAGTAATACATATAGGAGGTCAGCTCCCTCTTTCAAGAGGTTGGGAGTAATTTTTTGTTGTTGGAAATTGTTCCATAATTCCATTGTGAGTTCTTCAGTCTCCTCCTCAATCAAATCCACCCGAAGTTTGATATTTTCAAGGGTAAATCCTTCATCTGACTCTGTTGGGTGACCAAACGCTCGATGGAATTCCTCCATCATTTTCAATTGTTCATGCATTATTAACCTCCACACGTACAGCTATCACCACACCAACATCCAGTTCCTGCTGCTCGGTGTTGTAACTTAGAAAGAATCATCCAATCTTTCTTTTGTTGTTCTGTTGAACCATCTGTAAGATTAGGAACATTTTTATGTTCATGGCCAAAAATCATAAGTCTGTGGATTACTCCCTGTTCTTCATCAGTTAATCTGATACGCGTCTTCATAATACTGTTCTCCTAAATTAGA